ACAACTTCTTCTTTTTCACCAACTAAGTCGGCTATGTCAGCAATCTTATCAGAAATATCTTCGTTCATTGAATTCATAATATCTTTCTTTAGTTCCATGTTACTACCCTCATCTTCTGTTCAAACTTTTTAATCTTTTACTGGCTGGGTTCATACGTCTTGTCATTTTTGACTTACGTGCCAGTCTTGCACCCATTTTTGCTTTTGTTCTAGCAAGAGTAAATCTTTTTTTAATATCAACTGGTTTAAAACAATTACTTGGATTAGAAACTGTTTTACCTTTTAATCTTCCGCTACCACAACGATATTTACGCACAATTTGTTTGCCCTTACGAGCATAAACAAGTTTTGCTTCAAATACATCATCATATACTTCGGACAACTGCATTAATTTAAGCCTCCAAATACAGAAGTTAACAACGCTAAAAGCATTGTTGCAAACAATGTAGAACTAGCCCAAACAATAATTTTTTTAAGTTCAGATAAGCCTTCTTTTGTTTCAGCGGCATTTTTTTCAATAAGACCTTCTAGTCTATTGATACTTGTGTCTAAGTTCTTAAAACGTTCATGTGCAACTGCAACATGAGTTTCTAAACTCTCTGTTTCTAATTCTGCTAGTTTTGTATCTATTTCTGGCATAATATACTCCTACTTGGGAAGTCTGGTCCCGTTGATTGTATTTATCATTTATAATCAGAAATTTTATATGCTATCTAAATTTAATATACTCATCTTTATCTGGTTTGCGTTCTATATCCCACATCTTTCCAACATGAGCAAACGTATTGACCCATTGATTTTTATGTAAATTAAGTGTTCTTTTTAACGATGAACCGTATCCAAGACCTAATGACAAGTAAATATCTTTGATATTATCTACTTCTAGCTTTTCTTTGATAGCATTAACATGTTCATAATTCCAGTTAAAACACTGACAATAACCTGTGTCCAATCCTTTTGCTTTTGCTGATAGAATTATATTAGCTGATGCTATCCCTGTTTCCATAGAACTCGTAAAATGTGTATTATAAACTTGTGTTTCAAAATCTGTATCAGGATGTCCTAATTTTGAAGGATCACCTTCTCTATTCCAGTATACATTTCTTCTTGTAAAAATTATCAAATAGGGTGCTAGAACCTGGGTGTTATATTCTACTGGTATTTTGTATGGTTCTCTGATACAAAATTCATTGAAATGATTTCTAAATTCTGTATCTGACCAATCAAATATATGTATATTATATCGAACTAAGTTTTGTTTTGAGGCAGAACGTTTATGTACCTCTGACATTATTTCTTCAATAACATCTTTGGATACTTCTTTATCCATGTCCCATGTTGTTGTTTGTACTCTTGCGTCTATCAGTTTTTCCCAATCCATGATAAACTCAATTATTACAACAAGTCAGACATTACAAATTCAATGTTAGCTGGGTGCGATAGTGTTACACCATCGATTGTGATACCTTCAAACAACTCTTTAAGAACAGAAGTAGTATCTCCGTTTCTTTCGAATACTCTACCATGCTCTACTGCAAACTTAAATAAAAATCCTGCGCCTGTTAACGACGGTGCTAGACCATTAAGTGTAACTGCGATTGGATTATTCATAATGATTGGTTGTGCAACTAATGAAATTAAGTTAACAACATCATCAAGGTTTTGTTGTGTTTGGTCTGCTACACTACCAGTTGCAGTGATATCTAAACCACTAAGGTATAATGTATAAAAATTTATATTACCGCCTAAAGTCTCTCCAGCACTTGCGGCACCATGTATCTTTGCCATATTGTTTTCTCCAATATTTTAATTATATATGTATTTATCTATGAAAGGTATTTAGAATAAAAAAAAGGCCCACTATAAAGTGAGCCTTTTAATACACGCAAAGTGTGGGGTTGGACTTACGTCCAGGGGGGTAAAAATTAGTATGCGAAATCAGCCACTGAGAAGTCAGCACCTAGAGCCGCGTCTAAACCAGCGGCATCCCATGCGCCGTTGTTTTCTACTGCGATTCTTACATCGTTACCATCGATAGCACCTAATAGTACTACTGTTGCACGTGTTCCTGCACCTTCTACGATTGCTTTCATGTCGCTTGCCGCCATACCAGTTTTTGTAACTGTAAAGTGATTTAAATTACCTGTTAAAAACTGACCTGCGTCATATGATTCATGTACTTTTGCCATTTTAGTTCTCCTAAATGAAATTAAAACTGAGCATATTTATATTGCTCTATGCTTTTATTTATCATTTTTTGCAAAAAATCGGGCGTTACGAGGACTTTTTATATCTCTGAGATAAATCCCTGCCCTTGTTTCTATCCGTACTTTGGTAAGAAGTTTTACCTAAAAACTTACCAGCCTTGTTTGCGGCGACGGCCGCGGCTCCAAATGCCGCTACTTTAGTGATTGGCTTGTCCCAAATGCTTTTTACTACAGATTTTGTTGATTTTTTGTCTTTATACATGTAATTTCCACGCTTTTGAAACGATTTTAACGCTGGCATCAACTCACTACGCATTGCTTTTGCACGTGTATACTGCATCATTCTTGTAGTAACTAGTGCTTTTTGGTTCTGATTTAAGTTATCCCAATCACCTATAAGTCTTCTCATGGATTTCAACATGCCATCTTGTACATTTAAGTCACGTTGAAATCTTAATAACATTCTTTGTTCAAACCCTGAATCTGACTTACCTGCACCAATATGTCCTAAATATCTCAACAAGTCTTGTTTCTTTATATTAATTCTTCCGTGTGCAATTTTATCTCTTGGGTCTGTGTAATCTATGCCTTTGCCCATCATACGATGTAGTGTAGCATATAAATCTGTACCACTTGTTCTAAAGTAATCAAAGTTTCTATATGCTATTGTTCTATTAGCATATTCTTTTGCCAATGGTGCAAACTCATAATCTTTATTCATCATGTTTAACTGCATAAGATAAGCAAACGTAAGTTCACCTGCATCTGAAACGTTAAGACTATTCATATTCTGCTTTGTTCTGAATAATCTACTTTCTGTAAGTGTATTAACTAATTGTAATTTGCCTTTATACTGTTCCATTATTTTTTCCTTGATTGTAATACTTGATTACATTTGTCACTTGCATATGTTGAAAACCATCTTGGAGCAAACGCATGTATAAAACACGCATATGCGGCCTTTTCTAGTTGCCACGAAACCCACATTGCATGTTTAAAATGTTCCCAACGTGTTTCACCGACTTCTTCTAAGTGTAGTTTACATTTTTTACTTAACATCTAATCTCTCGGTGCGAAATTTGCCGCACTAAACTCTAATCTATCTACAATCTTCATTGCTCTACCAACATGGTCAACAATGACAAAGCCTTCTGGATCTGTTACTTTAAATGATCCGTCTGGTTGTTCAATAAAACTATCAATCGCTTTTATATTTCTCATCTTTTTCTGAAACATCATTTTAACTGCCTCAGTTTTTAGATATGCACGATACATATCAGCGATTTGTGTCTTATTGTTATTTATAATTCCCGAAACGGCTGATTTAGCCGATAATTTTGCCTGACCTGCTTTACCTTCTGGTCCTGTTTTTAATTTTGCTACTGCATCATCAAACTTTGACTCTAGTGAAGTTAAAAAGTCTTGTGCAAACTTACTTGCATCTTGTTCTAATGCCTGTCCTGAACGAATTGGTGCATTAGCATGTGCCTTAATAGCATTTACTAATTCAATACCACCAATCTTTTGATTTAATGCTTTAAATGTATTAGCATCTACTGACATTGAACTTAATTCTTTAATTGCTGAACGAATTTTAGCACTGTTCTCTTTAGATAACTGTACTTGCCCTGTTACATCTTTAATTCTTGCATCAGTAAACCAAACATTCTTTGAAGGTCTTAATTTACTACTATCAAACCCAAATGTTGCTTTCATTTCTTCCATACTATTACCTGAGTAGCTTGTATGAAACACAATACCAATATCAGCCGACATCATTTCTTTGGCTGTTTTACTATCAGCAGGAACAACATAAGTGATTGTATTTGGTTTGAATGCAATATGAGGTTTGCCCTCAATATTAACTTGTTTCAAATCACCTTTAGTGAATAACAAGTCACCTTGTAATACACCTTCAATACCTAAGTCTTTTAAATGTTCTAAAGATGAATTTAATTTACTACGCAATCCGGCTTTACTTACTTCTTCACCTTTGTTCGTAGTATCAGGATGATTTGTTTCAATATCTTGTGAAGATTTATTAAGTTTTGGTGTTTTTGCAAAGACACCTTTTGTGCCTACAAAGAATTTACCATCTTGTGGGTCTGTTCCAGCAAATACAGCCGGAGATCCGTCCCATTTTGTAGTGATTGCATCACCGCCACCTTGACCATCTAGTGTGCTTAACAGTTTAGTAAATGTACCTACTATTCTTTTTATACCTTCAGAACCTTGCATGAACACAAGTTCTTCTGCGTGGTCTAAGTGTGTGTTCTTATCTTCTTCCTGTAAATCTGCATCTAACAAGCCTTTCATCTTTTTATGGAAGCCAACTTGTTTTAGACGTGGTTTTCTTGGACCTCTAAATCTACGTTCTCTGCCTTTACCTAAAATATCTTTTACTTTCATTTATTATCCCCAAGAGGTCTTTCACCGGTTAAATGAGGCTTAGCAAACCATAGCTTAAACCATTCGTCTGTGCCAGGTTGTATATTGTGCTTTTTTTGTAGTTTAGATTTTTCAGTTCCAGTATAAGATATATTCTCTTGCTGAGTTTCCTCGGGAAGATATGGCTTATATATACCAGATAGTACTTTTAATCTTTGTAATTGTTTCTCAAAATCCATTACTTCTTAGCCTTAACACTGTTTATACCACGTTTAAACTTTCGAATATCACCAGAACGAATGCTATTAACAAGTCGTTTCTGTAAATCTAAAGCGTCATCTTCATCGAATTCACGATTAATGAATTCAATAAGATTTAATGCACCTGAAATGATATTTTCTCCTTTTTGTTCTACAAATCTTTCACGTTCATTAGAATACGCTAAAGAATTTAGTTCTTCAAAGAGACTTTTTCTAGGTTTATCCATTGGTATTTCTCCGTTCTACTGTATTTATCAGTTTTCATCAAAAGGAGAACGTGTTTTGGTCTTCAACATTGCTCTTAAGTCTTTTGCAACATCTGTTTGTTCTTCGGATTTTTCTTGGGTTTCTGCGACTACTGTAGTCTTTTTTCTTAAATTATCCATGATATTTAACGTAGATGATGTTTGTGTACCATCACCATCGTCAAAACCTTCTGAATTATCATCTGTAATCTTCAAACTATCTCTATCAAATAACAGATTAATCTTACTTCCTACACCACTTGATGAACGAGTTTTTAGTAATTGTAACTGATATTGTCCACGTTCACGCATTGCTTGACTTGTAAAAATACCAATAACATTGTCCGCAGTCTGAATTTTAGAGATACCACCAGCAATATGCGAATGGTCAAACTCAATTTCCTCAACTGCACTTCTGTTTAACTGTGATGCAGTTACTACGACATTTTCAGTTTCCATTGCAAAGTTACGAATTTCTTCTGTTACATATTTGTCTTTAATAAACAAATCTCCAGCCGAAACTTTTTTAGTTGCTGGCATTAACAAATCAAGATAATCGATACACATGCAATCTACTCGTTTGCCAGTTTGTATTTGTAATTCTTTAATATAAGAACGCAAGTCGTTAACTGTAGAGCCTGATGGAAGATACTTTACTCTTAACATGCCAGACTTTTTACCTTTAGTTTTAACTGCTAATTCAACATCATCTAATTCTTTAAAAATTCTTTTTGTACTTCTATCTGTAAGCATTGCATCCATACGCATACTTGATAATTCTTCTGAAAGTTCAAGTGTAAAGTATACACAGTTTAATCCTGCTTCTGCCCAATTCAAACTCATATTTTGCATGAACAAAGATTTACCTGCACCAGATCCGCCTGCAAAGATTGTAATCTCGCCACGATTTATTCCGCCATACAATTTATCGTCTAGTACTTTCCAACCAGTCGTAATCTGACCATTGTTATCTTTTAGTTTTTCAAGTCTTGCTCTAGGATCTTCAAAATAATCTGTACCTAATGAACGTGCTAGTCCAGTTTGTACTGCTTCTTTAATTCTAAGTTCTACTTCACCATACTTACCTGTTTCAAGCAAATCTGCACTATCAATAATTGCTTTTTCTATTGATTTATGTCTACAGAATGTTTCAAACTCATCGATAAACCAATCTGTGTGTTGACTAATATTGTCTACTTTCTCAATGTCTTGTCCTGTTTGTGCTTTAATAATTTCAGGAGTAGGAATAGTTGCATATTCTTCTGAATGGTCAACTAATAAATCAACTACTTTTCTTATACTTCTATCAAAATAACCAGGCTTTACAATACTACGGACCCTAGAGTATAACTCTGGATCTGATATCATAAATTGCACAAACAATTTTTGTAAATCTGAACTATAATCTTTTATATCGGACATTCTTATATTCTACTCTCTCTTATGGTAAATGTCAATCCTTATCCTTCTCTCTTAAAAACTTTTTTTCTAAACTAAGTTTATCTTTTAAACTCATAAGATATGCCGCTCCTGCCAATACTGCAATAGCACCTGCTTCTGCAACAAGCATCCACGGGTCTGCTTCTTTCGAATGAAGTACAATTAATCTACAAAGTGCCGTCATGGCAATGATGATAGGTAAAGTAACAGGTATTCTATTACTGATATAGAATGCACCTACCATACCAACAATCTCTGCATAAATGAAAAGTAAGAACAAGTCACCTAGTTCTACTTTTAAGTTTTTCACCATATGAAAAATATCCATACCTGCGGCAAGCATTGTTAGTAATCCAATTACTGCTAATAATAGTTTTTCACTGTAAAGTGTTGTCCAGTGTAATCTACTATTAATCTTAGTTAAATCTAATTTAATTTTCATAATACTAATGTACTTTCGCTTTAAACAGACTACTAACACTTTCTTCATTATTAACTCGTCTGATTGCTTCACCTAACAACCCACAAATTGAAACTGTTCTTGTCTTTTTACAATCACTAGGACATCTAAATTCAATACTGTCTGTGATAACTAATTCTTCTAGTACACTCTTTTCAACTTTCTTACATGCTTCACCACTTAGAACACCATGTGTAATATATGCTCGTACACTCAGAGCGCCAGCATCTAAAATTGCCTGAGCCGCATTGCAAAGGGTTCCACCACTATCAACAATATCATCTACAAGAATTGCATGTTGTCCTTTTACTTCACCAATTAAATTCATTACTTCTGCTTTACCGGCTTCTGGTCTACGTTTATCAACGATAGCATAATTGGCATGATACATATCAGCAAACTTTCTTGCTCTTACTGTACCACCAGCATCTGGAGAAACAAATACAATTGGTTCTTCATCTACATTAAGTTGTTTTTTGATATCTCTTGCAAAAACTAATCTACTTGTTAAATCATCAACGGGTATATCAAAGAAGCCTTGAATTTGTCCAGCATGTAAATCCATTGTTAAGATTCTATCTGCACCTGATTTAGTAATAAGATTAGCAACAAGTTTTGCAGTAATAGGAGTACGTGATGCACTCTTACGATCCTGTCTTGCATAACCAAAATAAGGAATAACGGCAGTGATACGTTTGGCTGAACTACGTTTAGCCGCATCAATCATGACCATCATTTCCATTAAATTATCATTTACTGGTGAACTTGTACTTTGTATGATGAAAACATCTTCACCTCTGATGTTATCAAAAAATTCTACACTACATTCTCCATCTGCAAAAGTTTTAATATCAGACGGGACAATATCAGTAAAACAATGTTCAGCAATCTTTTCCGCTAAATCTCTGTTACTGTTACCAGCTATAATCTTCATAGACCTCACCTTTATGTTACAGTTAATACTGTTATAATAGCAAATTTATTTGCAATAGTCAATAGAAAACTGTTAGTAAGTAGTAATTAATTTGTCAGCGATACCGTGCTTGATTGCTTCTTCTGGAGTTAACCAATGGTCTGTTTTAGGTGCTAACAAGTTCTTACGAATATATGCTTTCGTTTTGCCTGTACATTTAATGTAATGTTCCATTAATTTTTCATTGGTCCAGTCCATATGCTTACGGCTTTCTACCATATCATGGTATTGTCCTTTTGTTCCACCTGAGAACTCATGTGACATGACCGCAGTGTTTTGTGTAAGATAACGATGACCTTTTACACCAGACATCATCAACATAACTCCACAACTTGCAATAGAACCCATACCGTATGTATAAACTGGAATACGTGACTGTTTGATTGTATCAATTAGATGCATACAACTGTCTACAAACCCACCAGGTGAATTGATATACAAGTGAATAGTTTCTGGTGCTTTGTCTTTTGGCATAAGATTGTATTCAATAATCATTTTTACCAAAGGCATACAGTTGTCTTGATTAAATTCCTTGTCCATGAAAAGAATACCATTATCTTTGCTATACTCGCCTGGTTGCTTGGGTGGTGCCGGCGGCATCGGAGGGGGTGGGGGAGCAGGCATTTTGGGTTGTTCTTTTGGTAGTGGAATAATTGGTTTATCATTTTTCATGTTTTTATTTTATCCTATTCTCATTTTTACACTAATCTTAGTGTTGTTACTTATACGTGCATCTATAATACTTTTGAGAGTATATAGTTTACCATAACGTTGAATTGCATCTGCGGCATCTTTTATATCATCTTCCCACATAGGGAAAGATACACTCCAACCATTTTCTTGTGCTTGTTTAATTAATTTCTCTCCAGCTTTATCTCTGTCCGGACAAACAATCACTTCTCCTTTAAACTGATTAATATAATCAATTTGATCCTGTGAAGCCTCGTTACTTGTAATCGCAATACAATCTAATGCAATAGCATCTATTATACCTTCGCATACGATTAAGTATTTATGACTTGTTTTAATTCTATCTGCATTATGTAGAAACTTTTTTGGTGACTTTGTAATATACTTTGATGCAGATTTACCTGTAATATCACGTGCAGTATAACCAACTATCCTATCACCTTGATAGAAAGGAAATATAACTCTGTTTTTAAAATTCATATGAGGGGACCAGTATGCATTATCTATATGGTCAAACACACCTCTATCTATCAAATACTTTGTTGCAAAGATGGCACCTTCTGGTGGATTATCTTTTGCTAAGATAACTTCTAAATCTTCTGAACCTTCTGGCAACTCACATTCAGGATAACTAGGTATCCTAGTAACTTGTGTTTTTGAAATGAATAGGGATGGACCTTCAGACAATTCTTTCTGACGGATAGCTTCTAACTGTAAACGCTTTATATCACTCTCAGAAATATTAAGATTACGCATGAGTTTCAAAAATTTCTTGTTAAGTATTCTTCCGTGACGATGACTTGCAGTGAATCCACAGTTGAAACAGTGGTATGATATGGAATCGCCGTCGCTACGAACACCCCCACGCATTCTAGTATCTAAACGAGGTTCACCCTCGTCAACACAACAAGGACAGTTGAAGCTAGTCCAACCACCACTAGATTGTTTATTCTTACCAGGTATATGTGTATATATTACTTGTTGAAGGTCCATAGTAGTATAATAGCAAACTACAGCCCGAAAGTCAAGTGTAATATTAGTTTCTTAGTAGAACTTTTTTGATAGATCCACTTGTCGCAGTGTATCTTACTCTAATCCAGTTTACATTTGATTTAAGTACAAATGCTTGTACGCCTGTCTCATTGTTGACAGTGATTGTTGGATTAGAAAATAGTTCAGGAGAAATTAAGAACCAGTCACTTTGAGAACTACTTGGTTGTTCACTTAAATCGCCCTGTATCTCAACTGTACCTGAAAAATTATCAAAGTACATAGCAATAGTATGTACTGATTTAGATTTCGATGTTTCGCCTGATCCGTTAAATGCAGTAGAAATAAAGTAAGTACCATCGTTAAAGAAGTTTTCACATACTTGTGACGGTTCGAACTCTGGATAAACATCGTCAATTACTTCGATTGTGCCTTTGGCATTATCATACGTATCGGTGTATATAATTTGCTCTACTCCATTTTCTACAGTGTACATCGCAAACTGATAAAATCCCTGAGGAAGCATGATTGTATCAGACGTTTGAATTGTAAGTGATGCCATACCTTTAGATGCGTTGGTGACAGTAAGGTATTTGAATAGTACGTTTTCTCTTGACTCTCTATCATACATTTTCCATATAATAGTTTTATTTGTTAAATCGATAGGCTTTCTATCAGTGTCTTTTATTTTAAATCTAAGAGTATTATCTATACCCTTATGCAATTTGTGTGTTCCATCATACATTGGCATATTCCCCAGGTAACTTGTCATAGTGCTTGTGTTGTCACCATCGACACAAGCAATTTCAATATCTCTTTCATACTGATACATATTGAAGTTTATCATATATGTATTTATCTAAATAGTATTATGGAAAAGGTTCTAATAAACTATAATGGTGCCACAGGTGGAGACTTTCTAAGAAGCTGTTTATGGATACTGAAAAATCCAAATCATGAATTGCGTATAGAAGAAAATAAACTAATACTAAATGATATATGGTTATTTTGGATTAAACCAAACGGCCAAGTTTTTCCTAATCCTGATATATCAATTTTAATGGACCTCATGAGGTGGAAAAATTTACATCATAACAGAAGAAATGGACTTCTAATGTACAGTCAATGGCAGTATAATATAGAGTATGAGTATAAGTTACAAAAGAAAATGAAAATATTTGATAGTACTATATTAAATTCAAACGTAGATATACAAATAACTCATGACCCTTTTGAAGTAAAATATAACGATATGCACCGAGTAAAAGAAATTATTCAAGAACGAGATAATATATTAAAAAATCTATATGACCATACGTGGGATAAAATTTACTGGATATTTAATACCACTAATGAAGATATGGCATGGAGTATGTATTTTAATAGTACGAAAAATCCAAAATACAGAGAAAGCAAGATAAAACAAGAACTAATTTTTAGAAAAAAGAGTTATGAAGAATTAGTAAAATTCCTAAAGATAAGTAATAGTAGTATCATATCACATAATGATATAATTAATAACAAAGTACATGATTTTTTTAACTTAGAACCAACTCCAATATACATAGAATGGTGCAAGATATATAGAAAATTAAATAAATTAGATAAACCACCAGAGAGATATTTTGAACTCCTGGGAATGACAGAAAAGATATTGACTAAATACAACGATGGACACTGAAAAGCAACAATGGATGCAAGAGAATTATCCGTTCTTCTCATACGTGAGATACGGAAATAAAAAAGAATTTACAGAGCATCTAGGCATTATAATAAACTCTGACCAAGTAATAACTTCAATGTATAATTTTGAAGCAATACCAACTCCAGAACTAAGAAAGAAATTTATCGAACTTGGTGAACAATGGTGGTGGGAATCAAATAGACTCATGCCTATAAATTTATTTCTTGGAAATCAAATAAGCCAGTATAAAAATTGGATTTTAAATATGAATTCTAAGGACACTGAGGTTCTTTGGGGTCCTGCGACTAGTCTATCAAATATTATTCAAAAACGTATCAAGAGGCGTTCTGTTCAACTTGTTCGCAAAATAGATTAAGCTGAACTACGATACTGACTGAATATGCAAACGCATGTGCTTTCTTAAAAAAATAACTATCATCTTCTGGTTTCTTCCATACTTCATTACTGATAGTTTCTTTACTTTCATTAAGTAAATGCCTTTTAGCAGGACGAATGACTGCTAGTACTTCTGCTAATTCTTCAATACTTTGAGGCTTCATTACTTTTAAAACATCTAAATGATTATGAACATGTGCAAGATTTTTAACTACATCCGCATGTTGTAATAAATCCCAAATAGGTTCTTTTGCAATAAGTTTATCTAAATGTGCTTCATCTTGTATGCCTTCATACAAACTGTTGTTAAGAAAATCTAACTTGAAGTATCCACGTTCCTCTGCTTCTTTATATTCTATACTTGAAAGTCCACTAACTGGATCAAAGGGTATAGGTTGAAGATACACGCCACTATTATGTTTTGTATATTCATTCTTCTTTTTTATACTTGCTGTTATGTGTCGAAAATGTGTTAGCACACTATCTCTATCGATAACATCAATATCTATATCAGTTTGTACTTTCATTTTTTTATTATACATCATTTCCAATACATTGTAAAGTATGCGGCATCATTATCATTCTTAAAATAAAACTTACCTTGATATGCAACATAATGGTCTTGTAAATGACTATTACACCAATCTACCAACTGTGTTATATGTCCAGCACCCTCTATCATAACTTTTTCGTAGTTGATATTTTCATGAGAAACACATGTCCAGTCTAAGAATTCTTTGTTTTCAAAGTCACTATGAAATCGCCTAAGATGTTCAATCTTACCACTTAACTTTCTAAGTCTTTCTAATCTTTCTTTGACATTTGAATGCCTTAACATGTCAGCCATATCTACACCTATTTCTTTATATTATATACTAAAAAGTGTATGAATGTCAATAGTTAATTTTTGTGTTTATAACTATGATGGTCGCCATGATCCCACGCCCATGGCATAAAAGGTAATAAAAACCAAGCATTATATGGTTTACCTTCAAGATGTCCTAATGTATTTTGCATAGACCCTGAGTGAAATGTATAGATTACGAAAGGAGAAAGCACAAAACATAATGCTTTAAATTCTATTAACGCCACAATTAATATCAATAATATTTGCAGATAAAACCAATTTTTATGCATCCGCTTTTGAAATTTGCTACGCACATAGTCTGCAATTAATCTAGGGTGTATACTCTGAGATTTCCAATCTAAAAAGTACACTCTTAGCCAGCCTATGTGTTTAGGTGAATGTGGGTCTCTTTCTGTGTCTGTGTGTCTGTGATGTTGTCTATGAGAAGCCGCAAAACTAATTGGAGAACCAAGACCTGTTGCCAAAGTCAGAAATGTATATAAGTATCCTTTTACTGAGTCCTCATATTTGCCATGTCCAAAGTAATAGTGCATAATATCGCTACCTACAAATTTAGTCCATGCCATACTCGCAAAGAAAATAGCGATAGCCCAACCAATATTAAAACCATATAAGTAAATACCAATCGCTAAAACTACATGATGAAACAGTACTATTGCTTGTCCTTTATTCATTTTTTCTCCAGATAAATATATACATATATTTAGTCAATTAAGGAAACCATATATGGCTCAGGAATTATTCCAATATAAAATAACAGAACCAGAAGACAATACATTTGCAGATATTTTTGCAGACATTACGCATCAATGTAATATGACCTGCAAGAACTGTTACATTCCTGGACGTGATATTCCTGATATGGATTTGGATAAGTTTAAAGACTTTATGAGTAAATTAGGTGGTAGAGCATTTATACGTATTATCGGTGCAGAACCAACTGTTGCACCCCAATGTGCAGAATTTATTCGTGCAGTATATGAGCATGGTAGAACTAATGGAAGAAAGCATAGTTGTACATTAGTAACAAATGGCCTAAGATTATCTCATAAAAAATATTTAGATAAGCTATTTGAAGCAGGATTGAGAAGTGTCACACTAAGCCTTAATGGAGTAGATAATGACGATTGGTATGAACAAATTGATGAAATGCGTTGTGCTACTAAAAAACTAAAAGCACTACGTAACGTAGTCGATAGAAAAATGAACTTAAACACAGGTACAATTATCGTTCCAGAAATTAATTATGAGGCTCCTGCAAGATTAAATGAACTTATTGAACGTGAAAAAATTAGAAACATAATGATGCGAATTAAAAACGTTGGACAGATTGGAAGATATCAAAAAGACGCAGATGGCAACATTAAATTAGATGGGCTAGTCAAACTATGTGCAGACCAATTTAATGTCTCAGAGGACTATATTTGGAGCTTTCACGGTGTACCTTACTATAATAAATTCATCGAAAAGAATAGCATCTTATTCCCATTAAGAGAGGGTAATAAACTATTAAATAGAGGTCGATGGGTAAAAATAACAAATTGGGATACAGACAATGAAGGTGGTATACCGGATCCCGGAAGTATAAGAAGAGGTCGTATCACACAGAATTTCAAACTAGCACCATTCTATGAACACGTAAAAGAAAACGAAGGCGGGTATTAGATGATAATACATATGCGTGGTCTGGATATAGATTTAGATAATGAAATAGACATTTACTTTCTACATGAACGTGTAATGTATGATAAAGTAAAGCAACTAGAATCTTTATCTGATACCGATATATATACTAAAATATTTAAAAAAGAAGTTCAAAAAACATATCTTTGCAAAGTCAATGAGGGCAGTTATAACACATTTAAAAATGTAGTGCATACTTACGATGAAGAACGTTTCGAAAATGTAAGCAAAGACTTTACGATGTGTTGGAAAAAGACAGACAAAGAGTATGATACTCTTATAATAAATCTAACTAGTTTTGCAGGACACGAAGGTAGACTAACAAGCCCTCTAACAAATGTTAGTGATAAAATAATAAATTTAGACACTGACTTACTAATTGTCAATGAAGACCCTTTTAGATTTCCAGAAAGTCTATATCCTAGTGCAATGATTCTTGGTGTTAGCAAAGATAATGATACACAAGAAAAAACGTGTAATCAAATACGAAAGTATATAAAGAAAGATTATAAAAACGTTATCATCTATGCGGATTCAAAACATGCCGGTAGTGCAGTAAGCATTGCATATCATCTAAAAGATATTGTAACAAATGTACTTGTTACTGGTGGACAAACTACATATTCCTGGGATCATTCACCATGGGTTAAACGTTATATGAAATGGCATAATAGACCAATAGAGTTATCAGACCAAACTTTAGATATGACTGATGTTGCTATTATATCAATGATAAAAGGTTGGGGGTACAAAAAACTAAACATCAAATCTGAAATTCTAGACCCTTTTAGATTCTTAAATGAATATCCAAATATTAGAGTAGATTACCTTTACGGGAAATATGATAGCGACTACTATCCATTTTTAGAATATATAAGGCAGTTTGACTACAAAAATTTACATATACAAGAGATAGACTATAAAATATCAGAAACACAAAAGCACAATATAAGACCTTATGTCGATAGAAAATTGCTTAAGAGTTATGTAGATAATCCTCCAAAGCCTTAATGAAGTTTGGATTATTTGTTTTCGTTTCTTTATATAATTTTTTCGTATACCAATTTAGCAAATCCATTTTTTCTGTATTGTAATTAGATTTGTATTCTTCAAACTTTTCTCTATTTACATCACCATATAAAACTATATCTTTTGCAGACAGTTTATCTATATCTTCAATAATGAATAATTTTTCTTTTGGTATGCATTCTAATGCGCCTTTTTGTTTGTCTACTTGAGAACTAAAAACGCCAAAGAAAGTTTCTAAATCTGTATCTGAGTCATGAATTCTACTTGTGTAATATTCATTACATGCAACTTTAAATATAGCATCAAACTCTAATGGTATTGCTAAGAATTTTGTTTTAGTATTTTTAAATTTATTCGTAATCGTTCTATAAATAACAGGATTATCACCGTGCCCAAATGTTGGGTGTGTATTAAACAATACTTTTTTTGGTTGCATCTTATCATAATGAGGCTGAAATTCTAACCATATTTTATGAGACAACATGAAGTCTGTATAATTCTCTACATGTTCATACCCGCCGCCTCTAAGACTCAATGCATATCTATTCCTTCTTACAAGAGAATTATTTGCTTCCCAATACCTATCACCGTCAGGCATATGAGCATAATTATCATAGAAGTCTTCTATCGAATAAGATATAATACCAGAAACATAATCTCCATATGTTCCTGCATAATATTCTAATAAATGTGTTTCTTGTTCAAGTTGTGATGGAATAATATTTTTCATTGTTCCCAAGGAAATGTTATCCAATTGTCATCTTCTGAGTATAGTTCTTCATAATAATAATCAGTATCTACAATAGAATTTGGATCCATAATAAGTGATGCAAACTTAACATTATCGTGCCAAATGTTTTCCCAAGTTAACGTATCGTTAGGTAAGCAACCAGCTTTCCAATCATTCATGAGCCATGCAAGAGCATCACCGCCACGATTGATATCGTCAATAACTAATATGTTTTTTTGCTTATCTTTGTAACCAAAGGCATCTTCTGCCATCCAGCAATTACTTTCTGTATTTTCTTCAAGTCCATCTGCACCAAGTTGTATTGAAAGTGTATGCATTGGAATGTTAGTCATATGAGATAACATAACCGCTGGTACTAACCCACCACGTGTTATACCAACAATATAATCAGGTCTCCATTCACTTTCATACATTTGCATTGCAATGTGTTGAATGCCTTTTTCTACTTTAGACCAATCGTAGTTAATTGTTTTCATTATCGTCCTCCACATCAGGTCCATCTAATAATGCCTCTGCGGCTTTATATTGGTCATACAAATCTTGTAACACTGTATACTTTTCTAACATTTCTTTTTTTGGTTCTAAAATAGCCATACGTTTTTTAATAATGTCAACTGTTTTAAATAAATCGCTAATCTTTCTTTCTTCACCATCGACACTTAATGTTATATCTTGTTCTACATCAGTATATACTGAACTCAAATCAATACTTCCTGCATTATCAAATAGATGTTGATAGTCTGGAGAGGCAGACGTAGTAATTGTTGTACCAGATGATGTAAGTGTTGATGTATCTATTGTATATGTTTTGTTTAAATCTAACCAATCTCTGGACATATCATAACTGTTTCCAGTTATTTCTTCGTATTCATCTGCTAGTTTTATCAATTCTTTTTCATCACTGCCAAACTCTCGTTTAGTTACAGTTTTACCACCGTCTGGACTTTCATAGATATATTTTTTAATCATATTATCAATATCATCATCGTTCATCGCCCTTTTCCTTATCTGTTGGTTCCAATACTTTTCTTAAAGCCCAATTACCTTCATGAGTCATATACCATTCTAATTCATCTTCTTCTGTCCAACCTAAACTTTCTAATAACCCATTAGGCAAATTAAAGTAAAACTCTTTTGTATTTGGGTCTTCTTTTACTTCTGCTTGATATACAGTAGGACGTGAAATTTTCTTAGTGCCCATATTATCTCCCTAAAAATCTTTTAGCCGCATCAATAGGATTTCTCAATCCTTCATATGTCTTATCAATAAACTCTATATGTTTACCTAGCTTTTCATTTAGTTCATCTAAACTCTTTTGTAAGTCATTTACTTTTACATTCAACAATTCAATATCTTTTAAAAGTTTTTCTTCACTACTTGGTTTCATTTTTAAATACCTGCCTTCTCTAAAATATCTTTTACGAAAATAACATCGTCTTTTCTGACTTCAAATTTTCTTGTCCAAAATGTTGGTTCAAGATATTCATTAACTAAATTCAATTCATGGTCATTGAAACTATTTATAAGTTCAACACCAGACACAGAATTAAAAATAATCCAAGGGCTAATGCGTCCGGATTTGATCCAGTGTATAGCACGTGGCTTACTAATCTCCCTAAAGAATACATTATACGGTCTATCATTTTCTCTACTCCATTGTTGCATCAAAAGAATGCCTCTTTCAACTGCACGTTCGGCTGTTTCTTTTTTGTTTAGTTCTCTAATATATGTTTCATAAACTGCATCACTTGTCCATTTATCAAGTTTAACACTTGTTGTAATAACAAAGTCAATAAACTTTTCTGGATCAATAGCATTTACATCTAGCATATATTTACCAAATTTTGTAAAGCCTGTATAATATTTACTCTTTGCGAATTGTTCATATGTTTTCTTTTTACTACCTTGCGTAGTCAATTCATAAAATCTGTTATAAGCAAGAAATCCTAATCTAACATACTTAGAATCCTTATTGACCCATCTACGTTTTTGTTCGCACATATGGGCAGAAAGAGTCTTTTCTCTTTGAAAACTTTTACCACAGAATTTACATTCAAACATTAACACATTCTCTTTTTGGCGGACCCGAGAGGATTCGAACCTCTGACCTCTTGTTTCGTAGACAAGCGTTCTATCCAGCTGAACTACGGGTCCGTTCGGTTTAGTAGCTATTAGCTTCTCCGTCTGCTTCTACGGCTGAAACGCCGCCATGGATTTGCCAATTACAACCCTGTGACTCATAACCTTTTTCTTCTAAAAACTCATATCGGGATTGCCATTCTTCGCTTTCCAATTGAGCATCATAGTCTTCTTCTAGTTTTTCTTTATCATCATCAGACCATTCGTTATCGCCACTTCCGTAGAAAATAAAGTCTTCCGAACAGCCATCAAATGTTTCAATCATTTCGATATTTTCATAATCTTCATAATCCCATATCTCACCATCTTCACCTAAAGATGATTGTAGATAGCCACATTCTTCTTCATTTGCTACAGTAATTCTAAATGTACCATTACGCCATAGCACTTCTGTATTAAGTGCCTTACCGCTTTCATGCCTAAACATTTCAATCTCTGTTAGACTTTTCTTAAAGTAAGCATTGATATCGTATGAGCCACCTACTTTAATTTCAGTTACTTCTTCACTCATCACTTACGCCTTTCACTGTATTTACAAGTTCTTCTACTCTATCTTCCAATACACCAATAGTAGTATGGATATGACCAGTATCATGAGGTTGTATTCTTGCCTTCTGTACTTCGATTTCACTCACAAGTACTTTTATTGTATTCACTAGTTCATCGTTTGTCATTTCTTTTTCCTTTTAGTTTTTGTTTTACCGAAAATTTCGTCAAACTCTTTATCTGTCATACCAGTATCCTTAGCCATTTGCTTGATATCATCATCTGAATTTAAAGTTCTAAACAATTCTACTTCATCACCTTTCATATGAGGGTATAACCGTGAAACAAATTGTGAAACATTATCAGTTTTCATTCTTGAGTTTGGCGGTTTTATATATTCATGAAACTGTGTTTTACCTGTAGAAGTTAAACAGAATAGCTTCCACATCAATTCTTCATGCTTATATAAATCTTTATAATACTTGTTTACAAATTCATTTGTATTAAGTAGCAGGTCTTCTTTATCTTTTCCTTTGGCACTACTTGCATATCTAAGAAACAACCAACTAGAGAATTGCTTCTTTTTATCATCATCAAGTTTTGAATACCAATCAAAATCTTTGCGATCCATCGCACCCAAGATTTCTTTTAGTGGTATTTTTTCAGCCATCATTATTGTCCTTAGAAAAAGTCGTAACTATGTAATACATCAGGTATTCTATTTAAGTCCTTTACAAAATATGCACACTTTGGTTTATCACCATATTCTAACGGTATAGCCAAGATGTGTCCATACTTTAGTTTTGGAAAAAACCATTTTACATCTGCAAACACATTGTTAACTTTTATTGGTTGCCAGTCCATTGTAAAGCCTGCGAGAGGATTTGTCAATACTGTATCAAACTTTCTTTCATTAATACTTGTCAATGGTATGAATTCTAATTCACCTATATTCATATCACCTATTAGTATATTCCAATCTATTGGCATTTCTATATTGTGTGGTCCAATGCTTAAACTTATACTAGGTGCATTAAACGTTTCAATAAAAACCAGAGGTATAAAAAAGAAGTCAGGCTCATTTTTATCTGTTACATCCATAACACAATATCTGATGTCTTCTATTTCATTTTCTGGTAAACTATTCATTTCATAACATCGATTTTCTACTGTTAATATTTTCATTTTAGTAATTTACCTTATCTATAGTAAAAGGATACTCTGCATCCTTATAATATTTTTTACGTTCTGTTAAATGGCGCCTGCTAAATTTACATCTGCTTGTCACATCCCAAATCTGCACAAAGTCTTTGTCTTTGGCAATACGCACACCTCTGCCTATAGATTGTATCACTCGTACAAAACTTTTACCAGGTTCTAAAAGAACTAGATTAAAAATTCTAGGAATATTAATACCTACTGCGGCTACGCCGTATGTCGCAATAGTTATTGAGTTTGTTGCCTGATTGATTTCGTTGTATGCTTCTTTTCTATCTGTTACTTTCATAGCACCTTGAACGAACTCAGCATCAGGAATAAGGTCTTGTAGAAGTTTACCATTATTAATTCTACCAGTAAGAACTAATGTGTTGCCTGTTTTAGATACTTCTCTAATCATGTTTGCAACATATTTCATACGTTCTTTATCTTCTAACAAAAACTTTAATTCACTTTGATAGTTTGTGTACTCTGATGTTTCGCATGTTTGTACAACATTAACGTGACACTTAGCTAGTACACCTTGGTCTTGTAATTCTTTAGCCGCAAGTCTATTAATAACTTCACCTAATGAACTACGTAATGATGCAGACTCCCAATCACTTTTTGGTATAGTTCCTGTTAGTCCCCATCGGATAGGAATATTTGCAAATACTCCTGTCAATAATTCTTTTAACACTTCTGCTTTTGCTTGATGAACTTCATCAACAATAACACAAATTACATCTTCAATAAAAGCATCGATATCGCCATCACCTGATTTAGTTTTCTTTAATAAAGAATTCAAACTTTGCCAAGTACAGATTGTATGTGTTTTACCGATATCTTTCTTATCACCAAAGTAAACACCCACATCTAATCCACAGTTTTCATAATCTTCAAATGTCTGTCTTACCAAATCCTTATTTGGTACAATTACAATACTACGACCATATTTCTCTACAAGTGAACTCATAGTGGCTGTAATTATAGTCTTTCCTGCGCCTGTGGCGACCTCTTGTAAGCATTGAGGGTGTTCTATGAACTTATTGACGATATCTACCTGATAGTCTCTTAAACGTATCTTTTGGCCTTCCGCTACGTGTCCAGCTGGCCATACTGCATCGCCCCAATAATCTTCCAATGCTTTATCAAATACTAAATCATGTTTTTCTCTTGTATCATTAATTTGAACATCATATCCTTCTTCCATAATTATTGGAAGAATATCATCCAATAAATTTAAGAATGTTCTACCACCAACATCACAGAACCTGACCGTTCCATCCCAACGACCAAGTTTATAAGCTGGCATATGATATGCATGAGGTAAAAAGTATTTTAGTTTATTAGAACATTTCCTACGTGTAGCAGGATCTAGTCCTTCTAATCTAATGTTTACCTCATCTTTAATATTAATAATACAACTTTTCATCAATCCATATAATCCGAATACATATAATTTAAATAGGCATGACCATCTTCGGTCAGTCTTTCTGGTGTCCACTGAGGTGTAAATGTTACTTCTACTTGACAATCTATTACATCATCAACTGATAAAGATGCACCTTTAACATCATTTACTATCATATCTGCCGCTGGACAAAATGCACTAGTTAATGACATTACAATATTACAATACTTCTTTTTATCAGGCATTTCGCCTACATTTACCTCATAAATCAATCCAAGATTATAAACATCACAACCCATTTCTGGATCATGAACACCTTTAAGATTGTCGATAATCTTATTTTTTGTTTCTTCGATATTCATAATATTGATTATAGCACAATTCTTTTGTAAATGCAATAGTGCAAATAAAAAAAGACAGATTAGGTGAGTGAGAGAAACCCAATCTGTCTTTAGAATAACCAGACCAGAAAGTCTAGTTAACTGTTTAAGCCGTTATGCTGACCTTTTCATACAAGTAGTCTCGGCTAATGCTTTCCATCTATCTCCAACTTTAGACATATTTCTAAGGTCTGCAATTTTCTGAGCCATTCTCAAAGAAACTTCTCTTAGTTTCTTTTGATTAGCAACCATGAAGTCAATAATTTCAACTTCTTGATCCTTAGTAAGACCTTTAGTATCAAATAGACCACCGTCTCTAGCAATCTGTTTGATTCTCAAAATCTTATCTCTTGCAGTGTCCATAGTCAAATCAAGATAGTGACACCTTGAAAGAATTGCTTCCAAGTGGTCTTTGATTTTATTACCTTTAACTTTATCAAATTTCAAGTTAGTGATAAAGATAACTGAACCTTTGAATTCGAAAGTATCAGGAACACCTTCCCTTCTTAAGAAGTGTGAGTCAGAGTTCCAAGAAATCTTCCTCTTCTTACCACTATCAAGAGCGGCCTTAAGAATGTTTAGTGCATCCTCGTTAAAAAGAATACTATCACAATCGTCTAGTACTACGATACTCTTTGGATCAGAGTATTTGTAAAGTGTAGAGTAAAGACCAATCGCAGACATTGTACCTT